AATTATTGACCCACAAAAATTAGGAAGCTGTATAACTTATTTTAGGCGATATACATTAGTTTCTTTGTTAGGTTTACAAGCCGATGATGATGATGGTAATTTAGCTAGTAATAAAAAGGTTGAAGTTAAAAAAGAGGATAACCGACCATGGTTAAAAGAAAACGAATTAATTGCAACACTAAAAGGCACTAAAGAACAAGCCGAAAAAGTAATTGAAAATTTTAAGATAAATAAAGAATACAGAGAAAAAATCAATAAACAATTTAATTTAAAATAATAGATATGAATCAAAAAGAGAAAATTTTTACAGAGGGAATGATTGTCAAAAGAAATGACAATGCACCAGATTTCGTAATTGGAAATCTAAGCGTTAAGGTTGATGACTTTAAAAAGTTTTTAGATAAACACGCAAAAAACGGATGGGTTAATATTGACCTTAAAAAATCACAAGGTGGTAAATACTATGGCGAAATAAATAGTTGGGAACCTAAAAGTAATGATGTGGTTTCAAATGTTAATCCAATACCATCTGGCAATGGTAATGATTTGCCATTTTAAATTTTTTAATTATGGCAAAAGATAACGAAATAAAAGTAATTGAAAACGAAACATTTGACCATTTTAGAAAAAGAGCCAAAGCGATCACTAATGCAATTGAGCTATTAAGAGAGCATAATTACATCATCATTGATCATGAGGGTAAATGGATTAAAAAAGATCGTATAATCGATTAAAAATCCCTGTAACATAATTAAAGCAAACTAAGGGAAATTAAAGGGCATGATTTATTTCATGCCTTTTTTTTTATAATTAATTTGATTTATTTAAAATATTTTTTTAAATTTAAAATCAACTTTAAAATTTATATATGAAATCAATTAAACAAGTAAAAAAAGAGTTTGAAAAAACTTACAAATCTTTTAATGAAAAAAGAAAAAATTTAACTAATGATGATGTTTATTTTTTATTGAATCATTTAATCGATGAGGATATAATTTCTTTTAGTGGTAATAATGGAAATTTAAATAAATCTAAATACGATATTAATGTAATTAATTTAAGCCGAATTAAGAACAAAATGCATTATAGAATATCTTTTAATTTAAACAATCAAAAAGATTATTACGATGGCGATGAAATATTAAAAAGAGTAAAAAACCGATTAATAAATATTAATAAAAAATGAAAGTAACTAAAGCAACTAAAATTTATCGACCATTAAGATTATGGGGTGAATTAATAAAAGATTTGTTTTTTCAAAATAAAAAAGAATCATCATATAAGTGGTGTCGATATAAAATTTATTTTAAAAGCAATGAGGAACAAAAAAAGTATAATAATATTGTACTTGAAACAATTAAAAATCAACAATTTATAACCAATGAAAATAATTAAAGATAGTAATGATCAATATCATTCTCACAATAGTATTAGTGCTAGTGGGTTAAAAGAAATTTGGAAAAAATCTATTTATCATTTTATAAATAGAAAATTTAGAGAATCATCAGCCATGAAACTTGGAACCGCTGTTCATCAAGCACTTTTGGAACCAGAGGATTTTGATGACATTTATCACATAATCGATAAAATAGATAAAAGAACAAAAGCCGGAAAAGAGGAATATAATAAACAAATAGAGTTGGCACAAAATAAAATAGTTTTAGAATCTGATATTTATTATATAATTAATCAAATAAAAAAATCATTTAAAGAGAATAGGTTAGCTCAAAAATATTGTGTTGGTGAAAAGGAATTGTCTCATTATAGTAAGATGGATGGTATTGATGTAAGGGTTCGGCCAGATTGCATTAATAGAATGTCAAACTTTATAAGTGATGTAAAAACTTGCCAGGATAATTCACCAGAGGGATTTAAAAAAGACATTTACAAATGGGGTTATCATTTACAAGCGGCTTTTTATATGGATGTTTGCGGCATTGAAAATTTTAAATTTATAGCCGTTACAACCTCTTTCCCATTTACTGTTGAGGTCCACACACTAGATGAAAAGCACATTGAATTTGGTCGAATGGCATATAAAAGCGCCTTAGATCAATGGAAAAAATATCTTTTAACAAATCAACCAACCAGTTATCATTGGTATCAATTTGCTGATGATGGTTCTTATTTAATATAATTATGGAAAAATTTAAAAAATTAGTTGAGCAACATTTTGACTTAAATATAAATAAACGATCAAGATTGTTTAAATATGTTTTTGCTAGAGCGTGTTATTATGAGCTATGCCAAAGGCACACTGATAATTCACTGGCTAATATATCACAATCTGTTGACAGAACTCATGCAACAGTTATTAATGCAATTAAAGGATTGCCATATATGTTAAAAAGCAATCATTATTTTGCTAGAAAATATAATGAATTACAAATTAAAAAAGATAAATTACTTGGAATCAATAAAGAACAAATGGATCTTAACACACTTGTAAATAATTATAATATTTTATTATTTGAAAATGATTCTTTAAAAAAAAACTTAGATGATTTGGTTAAAAAAAATAGAAATTTATTAACGGATTGCAAAGAAATGAAAAGAATTATTTATATTATGGCTGATACAGATTAAATATTTTTTAATTTTGTAAAAAAATTTTATGAAAAGAAACCCTTATGCTAAATATTTAGGAAAAGAGGATGTGTTGCAAAATCAAGTAATGAAATATTTGAGTTTAAAATATCCAAATGCATTGTTTACTCATGTAGCCAATGAGGGTAAAAGAACGCCATTTGAACAATATAAGATGAAATATTTAGGCACTAAGCCAGGCATACCGGATTTAATGATATTTACACCAAACTTAAATAAAAGCGGTTTAGCGATTGAATTAAAAGCTGGGTATAACAAACCCACAGAGAATCAAAAAAAGTGGCTTAAATGGCTTGAAAATGCTAATTGGGTGGCTGTTTGGCATAATAATTTGGATGAATGTATCAACACAATAGATAAATATTTTAATAATGGGAATTAATCGCACTAAAAAAATTTACTTTGAGCCAGATTCTCAAAGGGTAAGATGGACACAAACTAGCACAGATGATTTTAAATATGCTTATAAATACATTGGTGAGGCAAATGAACCAGAATTTGATTTGTTAATGGATTTTTTATGGTACTTATACGAAGATGAGGAAATAACATATAATCAATTTTTTGATACTTTTCGAGAACTTAGGGATTTTTGTGATCAAGTCAAAGGTTTGGTTGACAAAGAATAAATTTATTACTTAGCGGCTTATTTATGAAATACAATAAGATTCTAAAACCTAAAAAATTTGATAATTTTAATATAGTTCCCAGCTATATTTTTAGGGATAAAGGCATTTCTATTGGTGCCACTGGTCTTTATTCTTATTTATTTTCACATACAGCCGACCAGGAAATTACCATTGAATTTATATGTGGTCATTTCAAAGAGGGCAAAGATGCCATTAGAGCTAAGATAAAAGAATTGATTGATTTGGGTTATTTAGAAAGGCAAAAGGTTACTGACAAAGGAAAATTTAAAGGTTACAACTATATTTTAAAAGCTAACCGAAAGCGGAAAAACCGATGTCGGAAAAAACCGATGTCGGAAAATCCGCCACAAAGTAATATTAATATATATAATAATAACAATAAAAGTAATATTACCCAAACTGAGAAAATACAAAAAGCATTTCCTCACTTTGTTGATTTATTTGATTTAAGGTATCGCCCAAAAACTGATAATCAAAAACAAAGATGGTTTGAATGTATTGAACGATGTGTTAGGATTGATAAATACGATTTGAATGATATTTACCTATCGGTTAAGCATATAAGAAATGATGAGTTTTGGAAAGATAATTTTTTAACGCTTTTAAAATTAAGGAATCATGATAAAAATGGCATTATGTTTATTCATCGATTTATGGAAAATTATAAAAAGCAAAACAAACCAAAATGCTTTTATAAAATTAAAGGCATAAAAAAATATGTTATTTATTTAGATCCGGATGGCAAAAAAAGATTGGGTGCAATAACCAAAACTAACAAACTTAATGAATTTAATATAAGTCAAATATTGAACAATGTTGAAATTCAAGTATTAAAAGATTTTATTGCTAATGGAAATTAATAAAATATATACTCTGGATGAAAGTGAACAAAAACTCGTTGAATTATGCGCCATGCAAAGGCAATATAATAAAATCAAAACCGGTTGGGATGGCCACAAAACAGTTAATAAAAAATCTAGTTTAGATTTAAATATAGCTGGATTTGGTGGCGAGTTTATATTTTGTAGGGAATTTAATTTATATCCTGATTTTAAAATCCATAACACATCAAAAGAATTAAAGACCGATGATTATGATGCCAATTGGAATGGATTAAGCGTTGATATAAAAGTAAATAGAAAAAAAAATCATCCCCTAATGATTCCTAAATATGCTAAAAGTGATTGCAAAATATTTGCCTTATTTACTTGTAATTATCCAAAATATATTTTTGAGGGATTTACTTTAAACAATATAATTTTTCAAGACAAAAATCTAAGAATGACTAGAGTTGAGGCCTATGTTATTGAAAAAGTAAACTTATTAAGTTACAAAGAATTAAATTTTTTACTTAATTTTTAAAAGAATTTTTTTATATTTAAAGAAATTTATTATTTATGAATCACTATCATGACTTGTTGGCTCTAGGCATTATCTTAAAGCGTTCCAATGGATCAGTTAAAACTAAATGCCCTAAGTGTTCCCACACTAGAAAAAATAAAAGAGATGATTGTTTATCGGTAAATATAGATGAGGGTTTATATAATTGTCATAATTGTGGATGGGGTGGCAATGTTAAATTTAAACAAAAAATCGATTATGTTTTACCACCAAAAGTTAACTGTAATTTAAATGACAAAGTAATTAAATGGTTTCTCACTAGAGGCATAACTGAGCCAACTTTAGTTCATTGGAAAATTGGTGAATCACTTGAATACATGCCACAAGTTCAAGCCAAAAGACGTTGTATAAATTTTAATTATTACAGATCTAGTGAGGTTATCAATGTTAAATATAGAGATGGCCAAAAGAATTTTAAATTAGTTTCTGGAGCTGAATTAATATTTTATGGCATTGATAATGTAAAAGATTCTGATAAATGTTATATCGTTGAGGGCGAAATGGATGCGCTTAGTTTGCATGAATCTGGTTTGTATAGTGTTTGTTCGGTTCCAAATGGTGCCAGTAAAGGTTCACAAAAATTAGAGTATTTGGATAATTGCTGGGAATTTTTCAAAGATAAAAAAGAAATTATTTTGTGTACTGATAATGATGATGCTGGATTACAGTTGAGAAATGAACTGGCTAGGCGGTTTGGAAAATATAAATGCAAATATGTTGAATTTGGCGATTATAAGGATGCTAATGAGGTCTTAATTAGTAAGGGTGGCGAAACGCTTAGAAACATTATTAAAGAAGCTAAGAACTTTCCTTTAGAGGGTGTTTTAAACTTAGATAATATCTGGCAAGATGTATTGAATTTTAATGAAAATGGAATAACAAATTATTCTATTGGATTGCCAGGATCTGATGATTTTTTTAAAATGGCATTTGGTGAATGGACAGTTGTAAGTGGTATTCCAAATAGTGGTAAATCCGATATATTGGACCAAATTTTATGCAACTTAGCCACTAAACATGACTTTAGGTGTGCTATGTTTTCACCAGAATCATTCCCTTACGAGGGCCATATTAAAAGAATAGCAAATAAACTAAATGAAAAGAATTGTAATAGTGATGATTTAAACAATACTAAAGATTTTATTGAGGATCATTTTTTTTGGATTAAAATTGATTTAGAAAACTTAACTCTAAAAGGAATTTTAAATGCATTTAAAGAGCTTGTATTTCAAAAGGGTATAAATGTTTGTGTAATTGATCCCTGGAATATGTTAGATCATTCAGCTCAAAGAGATCATAGTTATATAGGCAAAATATTAAGCCAGATAACTCAGTTTTGTCAGCAAACAAATACTCATTTATTCTTAGTGGCACACCCTAGGAAAATAGAAAGTGAGGGTGGTGTTTATAAAAAACCAACATTATATGATATTTCTGGTAGTGCTGATTTTTTTAATAAGGCATATAATGGTTTGATTGCATATAGATGCATTGGACAAAAAACTAAATACAAAAGTGATGTGGTGAGGGTTCATGTGGAAAAGGTTAAAAGGAAAGAGAATGGGCAACTAGGTGATTTTGAAATTGCACCAGATTTTGACAATGGGGGAATTTATAAAGAGATATATCAAGGCGAAAAAAAAATACAAGTAATAAAAGATAATGTACCATTTTAAATAAAAATTATGAAATTAAATCACTTGGATTTATTTAGTGGAATAGGTGGGTTTCATCTTGGCTTTGAAAAAGCTGGATTTGAAATTAAATCTTATTTCTCAGAAATTGACAAATATGCAATAGATGTATATAAAAACAACTTTAAAAATACTAAATATGTCGGATCAGTTACAGATGTTCGAGGGAAACAACTCCCCAAAATTGACCTTATCACTTTCGGATCACCTTGCCAAGATTTTAGTTTGGCTGGAAAACGTAGGGGTATGCAAGGAGCTAGAAGCTCCCTTATTAGTGAAGCAATACGACTCATCGGTGAATGCCGACCGAGTGTTTTTATCTGGGAA